GTTACGACACCGCCGCCCCTCGCAAAACCGATGAAGCCGACCTCGCCGCTGTCCATATAGCGTTCATTGAGGCGGAAAATGGCTAGACCGGGCTTCACAAGGCGATACAGGTAGCCCTGCCGAAAGTCGCCGAACTGGATCGCGACGTTACCGGTCGCAACGTTGGCCATTGCCTGATTGAGCACAACAGGCGCGCCAAGCAAGGTGTCAAACGCCCCGGAGTTCGGGGCCGGGATGAACAGCGGACGGCCCAGGGTATCCGTGACCTTCAACAGAACACCACGGGTGGTCGAGTTCATCGTCCAGCTTCCGCCGGGGATATAAGCCGGATCAAGCGCGGCGTAGGTGCCAGCGATATCGGCGTAAGCCACCGTGCCGGCCGTGCCCGTAGTCAGCGAGTACGAGTTGCCGGTGATGACGCTCTGGAAATTGGCGGACGGAGAACCGCTAGTAACCAAGGCGTTGACGCCACGATAGAAGCGCTTGCCGAAGCTGTCGCGCAACCAGGCTTCGATGTCGAAAGCCGAATCCTGAAGTTCAGCCAGCGAGACCTTCACGGCGCCGGTCGTCAAGAAGTCCGTACTGGAGATAACGCCAGTCAACGCCGGGTCTTCCTCGCTCACGATGGTTGCCTCGCCGACGACCACAACTTGATTGCCGGTGTCGTTCGCAAATGCGATCTTCATCGGGGCGCCGTTGTCGGTCTCGCGGGTGTTGATGATGTTGAGCAGGCCGCCCCAGCTCTTCTGGGCGTCGGTGAGGATGGGATAGAAGGCCTGGGGAATGAACTGCGCGCCACCAGTGATGGCACCAGTTACAGCGCCAGTACCGAGGTCGCGGGTTTCCATTCCTGCCGCGCTGCGGAGGTAGGTTGCATCGGTCACGCCGTAACGCACGTAATTGGAGAACGCGCGTTTCTCAGCGGCGGTGCGCTTCTCGGGCGTTTCGTCAACACCGGCGCCGGGCTGCGGGCGGGGCAGCGTAACGGAGCTGCGCTGTTCGGAGTTGAACTTTTCAACGCGCTCCATGCGGGTGATGTCGGCTTCGATCACGTCGACATCTTTGAGCATCGCGTCAAATGCGGTACGGTCTTCGGCGGTTACTTCGGGTTTCTGGACCAACACCTGGGCGTCGTGCATCAGCTTGTTGCGCTTGTCGCGCAATTCCTTAATAGTCATCTGAATGTCCTTGAAGGGATTTGGGATAGGACAGTTGCAACCGCTGCGGGCGGGAACTTCCTGGTTACAAGGTGGGCGATGCCATCGAAGGCACCCGGCGGGCGGGACGCTCAGAACTTGGTTACTGCTTTGAACTTTGTTACCGGCGCTGGCGGAGAGCCAGCGTCATGCACATACGATTACGTTCTGAATCGGTAATCGCCTTGCTGCGCTCTTGGCAGCGGCAATTTTCATCATCGCAATCTGGATCGGAGCACTCGGCACAATTACCCGCGACACATTCCGGGCAATCACACTCACAGGCTGCGTTGCGCTTCATCTTCTTGCGTAACTCTATGGGACAGGAACGGACAGAGACGAAATTTGCCGGATAAGCCGCGAACGAACACGGGGAAATTTCCATCAACTCGGCGGCCATGACAGTGCGAATCACGTCGCCATCATCGGCAGCGGCCCATTTATCGTCCTTGCAGATGAATCCGAAAGACACGCCATCCAGATCACCTCGGTCAATGCTCTCGGCAAGATCGCTGGCAGTGTTTGTCTTTGGCAGCTTGCAGGAAAAGGTCAAACCATCGGCGGTATCGGCCAGGGCGAGTGTGCCGCTTTTCGTGCGGCCCATCAGCAAAGTTGCATCATGGTCACGAAGGCAAAGTACGTCCGCGCTGATCGAATCTGCAAATGCGCCCGGAGCGATAATCTCTTTGAAGCCGCCAAGGTCGACTGACATCGTGTTGTACGTAACCGTCCCAGAGATACTGCGGGAGCCGTCTTCGGCCTTACTGACACGCAGCTCTTTTACATGAAGCGCGCGAAGTTCTTTACTATGCATTGCTAACCTCGGTGGATTGTGAAAGTGCCACGGCGGCCCCGGCATCGCGGAAAATGTTGATGTGGAGAGCCCGGACGGCTTTCTGTAATTCGGTTCCGGTGATTTCCTCCACCTTCGCTGGTGTCCAATCGCCAGCCCGCTTCCCGATACTCTTCAGGTGTTCCCGAATAAGTTTGTCGGTTGCTGGTATCCAGGTGTCAGGTAGGCGGAATTGGGCGCGCGCAGCGTCGACAAATACCCTGGAAAGGCTCCCTAAAGTGGGCGTAAAGATCGCTGAAATGCTGTCGATATTTCGCTGCGTCCGCGCGGTGGTGCGGCCCACAGCGTCTCGGAATAGGGAAATGAAAGCCGGGGTGTACTGAGCAAGGGTGCTGCGCTCATCCTGGTCCGGGGCTTGGGGTTCTGGCACCGGCGGCGATGCCGGTGCTGGCGGATTCGCGCCGGGTAGCAGATTCATGGCGTTGGTCATGTTGACCGGCGCCCAAAACAGGTCGCCTTCTGGCCCTATGGGGTTCTCGCCAAGGTCTTCGAGGATCATGTTGGTTGACATGAAGCCCCACTGCTTTCCTGTGGCGAACCCCGTCATAGTGGTTGCGAAGTCGCCGCGTAAACGCTCACGGACATCGAACTGTACAAAGTACCGCCCCGAGTTCCGGCCGGTGTCCGGCAATAGCTTGCGAACGATCTCTTGTTCAAAGCGGCATAGATACGGGCGGAGAGTGTCGGTTACAAAGCTGAGGGACTGCTGCTCGTGGTTGTTGTTGCTCAGCCTTGTGACATCACCCACCATGCTGGGCGGCACCCTGAATAGACCGCAGATGTCTTCACGCTGAAATTTACGAGTGGCTAGAAACTGGCTATCTTCAGGACTGAGTCCGATTTGCTCATAGTGCCACTTGCCAGGGAGCACCGCCGTACGATTCTGGTTGACCCCGCTATTTGCCGCCGCCCATGATTCTTTGACTGCCGTTTGCTGTTGTTCGTCGAGGTCGCCCTCGCTGCTCAACACACCGGATGGCTTGGAGCCGTTGCCGAAAAAGCGGCAGCCAAACTTCTCAGCCGCGCGTGATAGACCTATGCTTTGCCGGGCTTGCTGAATTGGAGACAGCCCCATTAACCCGTCGAAGGAAAACAACGGGATGTGCAGCACGTCATCGGAGCTAAGTACGCGGGTCGCGCCTAATTGCTCGCCGTCGCTGGTCTGGTACGCAATCGTGCCGTTTGGCAGGCGGACTGGTTTAGTCTTCAGCGGGTGTAGAGGGTACAGAGCCGAAGGCTGTCCGGCGCCATTGCGCACGACTTGCGCGTAGCAATTGCCGGTCAGTGCAAGACAACCGGACATGGTTTCGAAGAATGTAAATGCTGTCATCTCCGGGTTTGGTTCGAAGGCCAGCAGCTCATACAAAGGTGCGTCTGCCGCTTCTTGGCGGCCCTTGGACAGCCGCTCGTACAACTTCAATGGAAGCGAAGCAATAGACTCACTGATAACCCTGATGCAGGCGTAAACGGTCGTCGTCTGAAGGGCCGACACTTCGTTGATCAGCTCGCCGGAATCTGTCGGATTGCCTTGGTTTATCCAGGCCCAAATCGCCGGGCTAGCCAGATTTACCGATGGGTTATCCAGCGGATTACCGTCGCGCGTTTCACCGCGCAGGGATTTGAAATATGAAAGTAGACCCATGATTTACATTGCCGATCAGACTAAATGACGAAGGGTTGAAACCACTTTGCTTTGAGTTTCACAGGAGCGGTAATAGCTCGCGCCAGCGCGTCGATAAGTGCCGCAATGCCGTCAATTTTCTCGATGCACTTGGATTTGTCCGGCTTTATGTTCCCGGCCGGGTCGGTTGCAACCATTACGTTGCTGGCCATCCACCGGAGAACCGGATTCCCACCGTGGGCGAGTTCACCGGATAGAACTAGCTCGAGAAGACGCTTGGTCGGGGCTGATAGCGATGCGAAACCCTGCCCCAGTTCCACCATCTCGAAGCCGTCGCCAGTAAGCTGCGTTACCAGTTGCTGAGCGTTCCACCTATCGAAGACAATCTCGCGGATGTCGTATGTCTTGCCGAGTTCGTTGACGCGCGAGCGAATCGCGTCATAGTCAATGACGTTGCCCTCGGTCAGCGTGAACAAACCCTGGCGTGACCAGACGTCGTATGGAACGCGGTCGTGTTTCACGCGGGCTTCGATATTGTCTTCAGGCAGAAAAAAGTGAGGCAGCACCAACCACTTCTCATCGTCGCCGGTCGGTGGAAACAGGAGCACGAAAGCTGAGATATCGGTCGTTGTTGAGAGGTCCAGGCCGCCGAAGCACGGACGGCCCTTGAGGGCATCGGCGCTAACGGCTGTCGCGCAGGCTTCCCACTTGTCCATGGGCATCCAGGCTGTATGCGATGATGTCCACTTGTTAAGACGCAGACGAAGAAAACTATTTAACTCTGCCGGGCTCGCCTTGGCTTTCGCCGCAGCCGCCCGTAATTCATCCAGCCTTATTGTTGTGCCGAGGTTGGGGTTTGATTTGACCCAATTGGTTTCATCCTCCCAGTCGTCTCCCTCATCAAGCGATGTGATCCATACAAACCACGAGTCATCCTCGAGGATTCCTTTGAGTACCTTAATGGAATAGTCGTGCTGCTGATAGAAAACGCTGTTGCGGTCATACCCGGCGGTGCTGATCGCCAACATCAAGGGTTGACGGCGGGCGCCCGTTGCCGTGTACAGAACGTCCCATAGCAGGCGGTTCCGCCAAGCATGAACTTCGTCAGCAATGATGCCGTTCGGGTTGAGACCATCCAGACTGTCTTCTTCGGATGCGAGCGGCTCGAACTTTGAGTTCGTGGCTAGGCAGTGGAGGTTGTCGCGACCGCGCTTGAGCACCTTGCTGATGCTCGGCGACTTTGCCACCATGCGGGTGGCTTCACCGTGTACAAGGCGGGCCTGTTCCTTCTTGACGGCGACGGAGTATATTTCAGCGCCTGGCTCGCCATCGGCGATGGTGAGATACAAAGCAATTCCGGCGGCCCAAGTTGACTTGCCGTTCTTGCGCGCCAGCTCTATGACGGCTGTACGAAATCGGCGAAACCCGGTGTCGGAGCGGACCCATCCGAAGAGTATCCACGTCATGGCATGCTGCCAGGGCTCTAGCCTGAACTGCCTGCCTGCCCACTCGCCTTTTGAATGGCGGAGGAAGGTGAAGAATTCGATTACTCGCCGGGCCTTGGTGCGGTCGAATCGGAGGCCGCGAAGGTGGCCGTCCGTGAGGTCGTTTAGGTGGCGCTGACACGCAAGGCGGACCAGCTCTCCGGTTACTACTCGCCCAGAAACGACATCCTGAATGTATTGCTCTGCGGGATGCGCTTTATTTGGGCTCACCATAGACAGGCTGTGCTTTTTCCGGCGCGGCGATGTCGTCAGCGCCAATCCCAGCCATGAATGCCTCGAACGAGTCAGCGGGTGGGGTGGTATCTACGTTTAATCGAGAGCGCGACGCGGGGGTCATTCCGAACTCGACCAGAAACTTTCGCATCTGGTCGACGGCGGTGTTAGCAACGCCGACATAGGGATTCTGTATCGGGTAACCGCTCTTGGGACTCTTAATGACAGTGCCGTACTTGGCGATGTTCGCTTCAGCCGCAACCCAGCGCGACCATGCCGCGCAGTAAGCAGCCAGGGCGGCGCGGTCCATGGATGTTAAAAGTCCGACCGCGATCAATTCTTTCGAGATTCTTACCCACTCAGCTTTTGCCAGCTTATCCAGGTGCGACGGGCACCTTGGGATGCCCATGGGCTTCGGCTCATTCTGGTTGAGCTTACGCTTGCCGGGGTTGCCGGTTAGCATCTTCAAACTTGTTGGCACCGGTCTGCGTCCCGCCATATAACTAACTTTCTTCGTCGAGCCGTTCAATTTCGAAGCGAACACTCGATGACCCAAGCTGTAGAAGCTCCGGGCGGTATAACGGTGGCCGGTCAAAACTCGGCTCCCACGTTGCGCAGGATTCATCCTGGGGAACCCGGATCGCCATG